CACTATCAGACGGCATGAGGAGTAAATATCAGTATGCTCTCTCTCATGCTTAGCGCCACTGAATGCCACCGCCGGAATAACAATCTGCCGGTCAAACGGCTGATCGTCATAAACCCTGACGGTAATGGTCCCTGATGGCCACCGCTCCGGTGCCCGGGAGTCCCGCGGAAAAGCCTTACCCACTGTTTTGACTATATCGCCTTCAATCTGGTTCGCGGACAGTTTTCCCAGAACCCGACAGTTCTCGTTAATCGTGACATTGTTGAGCGTCCCGGCGTTCGCATTCACACTGCCACTGATATCCGCATTTTTAGCGGTCAGCTTTCCGTCCGGTGTCAGGGAAAATGCCGGTGGATTTCCACCGCTGGTAATGGTGGGGGCCGTCAGGCGTTTCAGGAACACGTCGTTCATGAATATCTGATCGCCCTGACCAACAAACATCGGTTTTGTGTTGCCATTCGCAGGATTAACCATCGCAATCCTGTCCGCCGCCAGCAGCACCTGACTCTGCATGCCGTCAGAGGTGTTCTCAATACCGGCACCAATACCCGCGATATAAAGGCGTCCGTCCTGCATCTGCTGCAGCTTCACAGCCCACATGCTGTTCAGGTTATTATTTGTATCAACCTGAACCTTCTGTATCTGCTGAATTGCCGCACTCTGGTCTTCCAGTTTCTTATTGACGGTCTGCGTGATTTCATTGCTGACATCCGTAATGGACGTCCTGATTTCAGCCAGGTCAGGCGCAAGCTGACCGTTATCAATCTGCGTCCACAACTCCTGAGCCAGATGGGTTTTCCCTATCTCGCCTTTGAAAAAATCCAGATAGCCGGATGCATCATCACTCGGCTGGCCGACGGCCTCCACAAATGCCGATTTGCCAACGGTGTTCACACTGCAGATGTAAAAATAATAATCATGGCCCGGCTTAATATTGATACTGGCAGCTATCCAGTACAGCGCCGTGCCAAGATAGCGGGCTGTGGTTTCAACCTGCCTGATATCCGCAATCCGCTTTTCCGAGAACCAGAATTCAAACTGTACCGTCGGATCATAAACCGCAAGATGCGGCGTGGCGGTTATCTGAAAATAGCCCGGCGTCAGCTCAATCCGCGACGGCGCTGCCGGTGCGGCAATCCGGAACGATACCGACGCCGGATCGCCCTGCTGTCCCCACGCATTTACCGCCCGGACTGTCAGCGTGTAACGCCCCAGCGCCAGTTGCCTGAAGCGGTATGTGGTTTCCGTCGTCCGGGCCGTGCTGACCAGCCGCTCACTGCCGTCATCCGCTGCCACGGTCAGGCGAAGAAGGAAGCTAACGCCCTTCACCACCTTCGGCGTGTCCCAGCGCGCCAGCACCTGATATTCCCCGCTGTCTGCGGTGACTTCGGCAGTCAGGTGCTGTACCGCTGGCGGCGTGACACCATTCACCGTGCCGCTCTGGTCGCCGTCAAAGTGCGCCCCGTTATCCACGATGGCTTCTTTTTCCGGTACATGCTGCACGGCAGTGATGGCATACGTGCCGTCATCGTTCTCACGGATACTCACGCAGCGGAACAGGCGCTGGCGCAGCGTCGGCAGCTTCAGCCCCCATACGCTGTATTCAGCAACGCCGTCAGGAACACGGCTCACTTTCACCTTCACGCCGTCGGTGACGGACTGAACCTCCACGCTGACCGGATTGCCACTTCCGTCAACCAGGCTTATCAGCGTGGTACCGGAGGATGGCAGCGTGATTTCACGGTCGAGCGTCAGCGTCCGGGTCTAGGCTGTTCACCGCCAGCACGCGCCCGCCGGTGCTGATACCGGCATAGTCATCATCGCAGATTTCAATGACATCGCCCGGCACATGGCGAAGCCCTTCAGCACCCACGCTGAAATCCACGGTCTGCGTCTCCAGCAGTTCCGTTTTAATCAGCCACAGCCCGGCGCCGGTGTGCCTGCCCCCCGATGGTACAGCCAAAGGCATCCATCTTCGTGACATTACGACCGTAACGGGCAATGGCCTGCGTATCTTCAACAAGCTCTGTCGCCGTCTCCCAGCCGTTGTCCGGGTCAATCCAGTTCACCTCAACGGCATTATGGCGGTCCTTCAGGGCGCTGAAGCTGTAGCGGAACGGCGCGCCATCATCCGGCATCACCACATTACTGCGGTTATAGGTCCACACCTTATCCGACGGTCGGTCCTGCACGAACGTCAGCGTCTGCCCGTTCCATACCGGCATACAGCGCATCGCCGAGCAGAAATCACTGAGCACATCCCACGCCTTGCGCTGTGTGGTCAGGTACGCATTACAGGTGATGCGCGGCTCCGTGCCGCCAAAGCCGTCCGGCACTGACTGGTCGCAGTACTGGCCGATGACATACAGCGCCCATTTGTCCACATCCGCCGCACCAAGACGTTTCCCCATGCCGTAGCGTGGATGGGTCAGCATATCCCACAGACACCAGGCCATGTTATTGCTGTATGCTGGCTTAAACGTTCCGTCCCAGATACCGCTGTATTGCCGAGTCTGCGGGTTATAGTTCGACGGCACCTGCAGAATACGCCCGCGCAGATGATAATTACGGCTCACCTGCTGGCTGCCGAACTGCTCCGAATCCACCTGTACGCCGACCAGTGCCGTGTTCGGGTAGCACTGTTTCACATCGATGATTTCGGTGTATGACGACCAGAGCGTTTTGTTCTGCAGCTGGTCTGTGGTGCTGTCCGGCGTCATCCTGCGCATCCGGATATTGAACGGGCGCGGCGGCAGGTCACCCACCACCACCGAGGCCAGATACTGCGAGGTGGTTTTGCCTTTAATGGTGATGTCTTTTTCCGTCACCCAGCCACCATTACGCTGTATCTGAACCAGCAGGCGGACTTCCGACGGATTCCGGTCCCCCTTTGAGGTGGTTTCCACCAGTGCCTGCACGCCGAAAGTAAAACGCAGTCGGTCGATGTTTGCCGACGTGATGGTGCGGGTGATCGGCGTGTCGTATTTCACTTCCGTACCCAGCACCGTCTCGGAGCCGGAGGATTCAAATCCCTCCGGCGGAGTCTGCTCCTGCTCACCAGCCCGGAACACCACCGTGACACCGGCGATGTTGGTATTCCCTCACTGTCCAGCACCGGCGTACTGTTCAGCAGCACGCTTTTTAATCCATCCACCGGACCTTCAACCGGCCCTTCACTGATGGCATCGATCACACTCAGCAGCTGCGTGGACTTCAGGTTGTCCTTCGCTTCGCGCGGGGTATGCCCCTTACTGCTGCCTTTACCCATTCCTCACGCTCCATAAACGACAAAACCGCCCGCAGGCGGTTTCACATAAAACATTTTGCATCAGCGACCAATCACCACAACCTGACCACCGTCCCCTTCGTCTGCCGTGCTGATCTCCTGAGAAACCACGCGAGACCCCACGCGCATTTCCCCGTACAGAACAGGCAGAACATTGCCCTGGGCAACCATGTTATCCAGTGAGGAGAAATAGGTGTTCTGCTTACCGTTATCCGTTGTCTGTGTACGGGGAGTTCTGGCTTTCGGTGCCAGCATCTGCGCCACACCACCGAGCACCATACTGGCACCGAGAGAAAACAGGATGCCGGTCATACCACCGGCCCCAATGGCTGCCCCCCATGCTGCAAGGGTGGCTCCGGCGGTAAAGAATGATCCGGCAATGGCGGCAGCCCCCAGGACAATCTGGAATACGCCACCTGACTTGGCCCCGGCGACTCTGGGAACAATATGAATCACAGCGCCATCAGGCAGAGTCTCATGTAACTGCGCCGTTAACCCGGACGCGCTGACGTCCCGCCCGGCAATCCGTACCTGATACCAGCCGTCGCTCAGTTTCTGACGAAACGCCGGGAGCTGTGTGGCCAGTGCGCGGATGGCTTCAGCCCCCGTTTTCACACGAAGGTCGATGCGGCGGCCAAATCGTTGCAAATCCCCGTAAAGGCAGATGCGTGCCATTCCCGGTGACGCCAGAGGGAGTGTGTGCGTCGCTGCCATTTGTCGGTATACCTCTCCCGTTTACTCAGTTGTTCAGGAATATGGTGCAGCAGCTCGCCGTCACCACAGTAAATAGCGGCGTGATTCGGCACCGATGAACCAAAACAGCACAGCAGCACATCGCCCGGCTGCGCCGCTGACAACGGCACCTGATACAGCCCTGTGGCCTCCAGATTATCCAGATAGAGATTCTGACCGTTACGCCACCAGTCATCCTCACGCACAAAATCCGGCATATCAATTCCCGCCAGATGGTATGCATCCCGGAACAGCGTGTAACCAGTCCGTCACCCCGTGCTCAAAGCGCCGTCCTGTCAGATGTGGCACACAGCGGAATTTATGAATGTCCCCCCGGCAGACCAGCCACCAGGACAGTGCACTTTTTATCTGCAGCCGCCGGTCGGCCTCGCTCAGCCAGGGCAGACCACCGGGATGACTGTGGACCAGTGCCACAATCTCCCCCTGCATCTCTGCCCGCAGCCAGTCTTCCGGTGCAATACGAAAATACGCCTCCGGCTCTGCAGAGATATTCACACAAGGGATATACCGCTCCCCCTCCGGCGTTCTCACCACGAAGCCGCACGACTCCGCTGGCGCACATCGCCGGGCATGCGCCAGAATCGCTGATTCAGTCTGTGTCATAAACCGGGATTTACTGCGAAAGTTTATTAATGGAAAGGAAACCGCCAAAGTTGCCGACGTTATTGCGGAACTTACAACCGCTCAGGCATTTGCTGCATTTATCCTTCGTGATATCGGACGTTGGCTGGTCATATTCATCCGCGACCGCCGGACCGCTATAACCGCACTCATCGCCGCGATAGGTCCAGGTGCAGGTGTTGGCCAGCATGATGCGCCCCGGAAAAACAGCACCATCCGTTTCCGTCGGTGTGGACAGTACAAAGGAGGCACTGACCGCGCTCAGTTCGCTGCACTGCTCGATGCGCCAGCGGCTGATCACCTCCTGCTCCGGATCGGCATCGCTGTTTCCGTTGACGAAGTTCACCGCATCCAGAAAACGGGCGTAAACCTTACGCCTGACCACCGTTCCGCCGACCAGACTCTGCATATCTTCCACCATACCGGTGACCATGCCGTGCAGGTTAGAAACCGTCAGTGTCGGACGGGCAGCACTGCCCTTGCCGTTCAGTTCAAATCCCGTCCCCTGAATGGGATACGCCTGATACTGTCGCCCCTGCCAGGTGACCGGCTCACCTTTTTCGTTCTGCTCATTACAGAAAAAATAACGTTCACCACCGACCTCTGTCAGATCGATTTCCCAGAGCACCACGCTGGCCGACTGCTCCGCACGGGTGCATTCATTCAGTGTTTCCTGCCGGATATCCTGCATCAGTTCACCACCTGTTTAAACTCTGCGCTGAACTCAACACGCAACATACTGACCTGCGACGACCATTTTGCGCAGGTCACCTTTATCTGCCTGTAACCATAAGGCGGCGTCCACAGAAAGGCCTTCCAGCCCCCGTGCTCAGCCAGAAACGACTCCAGCGCCGTGGCCTCCTCACGGGAGACAGACAGCGTCACGCTGTACGTTTTCAGGTCAGCGTTCAGCCCGGCAGGCACACGCTGGGAATAGCCATCACCAAAGCGCACCTCCCTGACGGAAGGGGCCGATGTCACATCCATACCGGGTTTCACTTTCCAGCGGAAGGTTTTCATCGTCCACCTCCGGAGAACAGGCCACCATCACGCATCTGTGTCTGAATTTCATCACGGGCACCCTTGCGGGCCATGTCATACACCGCCTTCAGAGCAGCCGGACCTATCTGCCCGTTCGTGCCGTCGTTGTTAATCACCACATGGTTATTCTGCTCAAACGTCCCGGACGCCTGCGACCGGCTGTCTGCCATGCTGCCCGGTGTACCGACATAACCGCCGGTGGCATAGCCGCGCATCAGCCGGTAAAGATTCCCCACGCCAATCCGGCTGGTTGCCTCCTTCGTGAAGACAAACTCACCACGGTGAACAATCCCCGCTGGCTCATATTTGCCGCCGGTTCCCGTAAATCCTCCGGTTGCAAAATGGAATTTCGCCGCAGCGGCCTGAATGGCTGTACCGCCTGACGCGGATGCGCCGCCACCAACAGCCCCGCCAATGGCGCTGCCGATACTCCCGACAATCCCCACCATTGCCTGCTTAAGCAGAATTTCTGTCATCATGGACAGCACGGAACGGGTGAAGCTGCGCCAGTTCTGCTCACTGCCGGTCAGCATCGCCGCCATATTCTGTGCAATACCATCAAAGGTCTGCGTGGCAGCACTTTTAACCTGCGAAAAACTGTCCGTCGCACTTTCCGCCCACTCCCCCCAGCCGGACTTCAGCCCGGCCAGCCAGTCACCGCGCAGCATGTCTTCATCCGCCCATGTCTGTTTCAGTGCCCCGGTGACCCGGGCCAGCGCCTGCGGATTATCACCGTACACGTCCCGAAGACGCTGCGCTTCAGACTCCCGCTGCGCCTGACGGTCAGTGAGACCGCGGGCTTTTGCGCTGATGGCGGCCTGCTTCGCGCTCTGCTGCTCTTCAAACCGCACCGCCTGCTGTGCCAGCTCATTCAGGCGTTTCTGGTGTTCAACCTTGTCGCCCAGGTCAGCCAGCTGGCGTTTGTACTCCAGCGTCTCTTTCTCATGGGCCAGCAGGGATTTTTCCTGCCAGGATAACTGCCGTTTCGTGGCAGCCTCTTTCAGGACCGCATACTGACTTTCCGCCTTCCATAAATCACGGCGCTGCCGACTGATTTTCTCATTCGCACCGCTGTGTTTTTCCAGCGTCCTGAGCTCAGCTTCAAGGGCAAGCAGAGCCTCTCTTGCCTGCTCCTCTTCCCTCTCCCCGGCAGAGCGCGTTTTCGGTGATGTATGCTTTTTACCTGTCAGCTCTTCAGCCAGACGGCTGACGGCTTCCTGCTGCCCAGGACCTTTGCTGACGCCTGTTGCACGCGAGCGGTTGATGTACCCCATTTCCCCCTGGCGTATACGCGCATCCCGTTCCGCAATGGATTTTCTCAGCGCCAGTTCATCGCGTTTTGTTTTCTCAATAAATACGCGGTTCTCTTCTGCCAGTTCACCAAACAACGCACCAACGCCGGGCACATTCTTTGTCGTTTCCCAGGCTGACTGAATAAATTCAGCCAGCGCCAGATCCCCCTGCACAAGCAGCAGCTTCACTTGTTCAACGGTTCCGGCCACCACGTCAGTGATCAGACTGAGTGCCCCCAGTGTATGATCACCTATCCATGCCCATGCGTCAGAAGTCCAGGTTTTAACATCGTCCCAGATTTTTTCCACCGGCGTGGCCGCTTTATCAAGTTGCTCCAGACGTGCATTCATGACATCCGCAAACAGGGACATCGCCTCCGTCACCGCAGCCTGTTTACCTTTCGTGCGCTCAAGCTCATCAATATGGCGTAACTGGGAAACGCTCAGGAAGTTATACTGCTGATTCAGGGAGGCCAGCGCCTTCACCGGATCTGCTGCAATCCCTTCAAAGGCTTTTTCCACCTTCCCGGCATCGTCCCCCACCGTCTGCAGCCATCTCTGAGAGGTTTCCCCCATGATCCGTAGCTGCCCGGCGGTATATTTCCCGCTTTCTGCCAGACGGGCCAGATTTTCTGCCGCCTGTCTGATACCACCACCGGCTTCATCGCTGATCACCCCGGCCATTTTCCACAATTCTGCCGTTGTGGTGGCAGCCGCCCCTCCGGTCAGGATCAGTGAACGCAATAAGGCCCGGTCAGCCTGCTCTGCCTGCCAGGCGGCGGCAGCAAGCGCGGCCAGTACGGCAACCCCGCCACCTGCCGCCACACGGGCCACCGACATAAATCGTCCCAGCTCACCGGCATTCCGGGCATTTTCAGCCAGTGCATTTGCCGTATCTGACAGCGACTCCTCTGATGATTCAGAGGCATCCCTGATCCCGAGAAGTTCCTCCTTCAGCAGGGTAAGCAGGCTGAGCGGTCCACCGAATGAATCGCTGATCTGCCCCCCTGCTGCAGCATGATAAGGAAGGGATTCTGACCACCGGCAAGCTGAGTGACAATATCCGTGAACTGTGCGGGCAGTGTGCGCATGGCAGCCTTATACTGTCCGACTGATATCCCGGCTTTTTGTGCAGCCAGCGCCTGTCGGCTCAGCCCCTGTTCAACAGTACTGGCGGTTTTTCTGGCATCCGCCTCCAGACTGGAAAAATGACGGTGTACCCGGGCCATCTGTTCATCAAACCGGGCCGCATCCAGACTCAAATCAATAACCAGATCACCCGCTGGCTGGGACATATCTCACACCTCCGGAAATCCCCGCTGAAGCCATCATTAATGCAACATCATCCTCGCTGACATCCACCACATCCGCAGAAGGTGAAATATCGCGCCCTCCGTCCCCTCCGAACCGGACGCCTCCGGCAACTCCTGTCGCTTTCTGCATCAGCATTTCTTCCTCGTCCGGCATCTCCGTCTGCTCTTCCTCACACGCTGGAGCAAGCAGACTGAAATCCGCCGGATGCATATCCGGATCGCCAAAAAACAGGCTGAGTACGGCGTACATCAGCCCGGAAAAATGAGCGTCCAGTTGGGTATCCTGAAAATAATGCGTGCAGTAAAAACGTCGCCAGTCGGCATATTCGGTGGATGTCATCCCGGCAAGCATGGCGCGCCAGTCGGGTCTCCCCATCTCTCGCGCCAGTTTCAGGACAAAGTTCAGCTCGCCTTCGAATGCTTTTTTGATGTTACCGGCTCAGTCGCTTCTGCTTTCCCGGTTTGTTCAGGATCGGCATCGTGCCGGTTATCCAGCATACCTGAAAGATAAAGCACCCGGTTCGTTGCCTGATTCAGTGCATCAGCAGGCCATCCCAGCATCACTTCACGGCGGATCTGCTGCATCTCTGTCTCCGGAGAGGCCAGAGTGCCTTTGAGGGAATGGGAATGCCATAGCGACATCGCCACAAGCAGGGATGCCGTTTCCAGATATCGCTGGTTAATGTGCACGACATCATGCTTCGTTGTCTCCTGTTGTTCTGCGTCTGAAACAAACTTTATATAATCAAACCGCTGCAGCGCAGACAATTCGGAAAGCGTGACGGACACACCGTTATATTCAAATTGTTCTGTTTTCAGAAACATGTATTACCTCCGTTTACCCTGCAGCGCCCGCTTCAGTAACGGTGACTTCAGCCACTGCGGCGAACTGACCATTTCCGCTCACCACAGGGATCTGCACCTTACCTGTCGCCACGCCGTTTACCGTAATTGTCATATCTTTCACACTAATGGTGGCTTTCGACGGATCGGCGGAAACCGCTCTGAACGTCTTGTCGGTTGCACTTTCCGGCTCAAAAGAAACCGTCAGGGTGGTTGTTTTCCCTTTTGCCACCGTACCGGATGTCGGCGTCACCTTAATCGCAGTGACCGGCGTAATTTTGCTGCGTTCTTCCGCTACAGAAGGTTTGCCCACGTTGGTCACTTTCACCGTGCGGGTGATCACTTCTTTCGCCGTCACGGCCTTACCGATACTGCTGACCCAGCCACGGAACACATCCACCGTGCCATTTGGGAAACGGATTTTATAGGCCCGCACATCCCCGCTTTCAAACCAGCCTATAAGCCCTTTCTGACCTTCTTCTCCCGGTTTCCAGGCCAGCGTAAAACTGGTATCTCCTGCAGACTTCTGCCCCTGCCCGGTCGCGGTCCAGTCCGCGTCTTCATCATCCAGGTAGTTATCATCGTAGGGTTCTGCCGTCATCTCGCCCGGCGTCAGATCCTTCACCTTAGCCAGTCGCTGCCAGTCATCGTCTGACAACGGGTTTGCATAAGCATCACCCTTGCCGTTGTAAACCCACAGAGTGGTACCGGCACCTTTTACCGGCTCAAGGGGATTTGGTGTTGCCATATCGTCCTCACATCTCGTATGTAATGGAATAAGTCAGATCTGCAGAACTCCATAACGCCATATCGTCATCACGACGATACTCATAGCCCTGCGTAACCATCGTGGTAATCAGTCCTGCCAGTGCCGGGATATCGCTCATCACCGGATAAATCCGGGACTCCATCCACGCATCCAGCTCTGAATCCGGCACCTGAGCAGGCAGGAAAACTTCGATATGCAGCTCCGCCTGCCAGGTATCGCTGTCCAGCTCTTCGCCCGTGTATTCAGCGCCGGTGAGATAAACGGCAACTGCCGGAAAATCCGCCTCATCAAAAACACCGGGGCGACCATCAAAAAGCGTCGCCCCGGTGTCATGCTTCTCCAGTGCATCCAGTACGGCTGCACGGAGTTCAGTATGTTTCATCGCTTTATCACAATCCTCAGTTGTTGTTTCAGCGCATAGCTCAGTTCTTTTGGCAGACGTTCTCGCCGGATACGGTTAACGTTCTCATCAAAAGCCTGTTTCAGTGGGACCGCCATCGGAATTTTCACCACCTGAATGGGAAGACGATTACGCTTTTTCCTTCCCTTATCGTCATTGCCCTTCGCATACCGTGCTTCTGGCAGACGTTGCATAACATGCCAGCGTCCATTATTTAATCGCTGGATGAATGCCCGCTGATAACGATGCTGACCGGCTTTGAGTATGCTGTTCGGGCGATGACCAAGCATCCTGATCCCCAGCTTAATAGCAGGGAGATCACCTCGGTTAACGATAATTTTTGCATTCGGATTTCTGACCGTAGCTCGTTTCAGTCTGGATCGCTCTTTAACCAGTTTTCTCGGCACCCGGGTTTCACGGGCGACCTGAGACGAAGACTGATTAATCGCCGTTGCGGCCACGCGGTTAATGGCCATTGCTGACGCACCAGGCACCGCCGTTTTGCTGATACGGCTGAGGTTTTCAACGGCCTGCTCAAGACCTTTTATGGCCATACACCCCCCTTTCAGCGACGACGGTTAACGGCAGGCGGCACACCACGCCCAAGCCAGAGATGACAACTTCCGCCATCATCCGGCGAAATCCGGTCTATCCAGAAGTTTTCCTCACCGATGGTCAGCGTGTCGCCGCGCCGCAGCTGCCGCACATCATCAGTCCGGACAAACAGGGACGGGCTGGAGCCTTCAACGCGCACGCCCTGTCCGGCATAGCTGATATTTTCAGGGTCATCAAAAACACCACGTATCACCGCACCGGACTGCTCACCGGATGTCATGGTGGCTGACGTTCCCATGTACCCGCGTATTGTTTCATCGGCGCGGGCAATGGCAGCATCGAACAGGTTATCGAAATCAGCCACAGCGCCTCCCGTTATTGCATTCTGGCCAGGCCACGTTCTGTCATTTCGGCTGCCACACCGGCAGAGACACGGAACGCCGTTCCCGGCAGCACAAATGCCACAGGTTCATCCCGCGTGGCGTGAAGTGCATCGGTATGCAGCGTCACCAGTGCCACAACCGTGACCAGAGCAGCCGTATCCTGAATCACGGTATCCGGCTGCGCTGATACCACCTCATTTTCATGTCCGGTCAGCGCATTTTCCGGGCTGACAGACGTGTCCTGACCGGCTGCGTCATCCGTGTCATCAAGCTCCTCTTCCAGCTCTGCCACACGGAGCGCCAGTTCTTCTTTCGTCCCCGTCAGGCTGACATCACGGTTCAGTTGTTCACCCAGCGAGCGGAGACGGGCAATCAGTTCATCTTTCGTCATGAACTCCTCCACAGAGAGAAAATGGCCCCGAAGGGCCATGATTACGCCAGTTGAACGGACACGAACTCATCAGGATCAGCCAGCAGCATCAGCGGTGCTGACTGAATCATGGTGAACTCACGCGCCGGATCGCCGGTGGTCACCCAGTTTTTCGGGTAACGGGCAGAGGCGTTAATGCCTTCGCGCTGTGCGTCCGCATCCTGAATACAGCCATAGGTACGCAGACCGCGTGCCTGAGTGTTCCCCAGCACCATCGTGTTGTCCGGCAGGAAGTTCTTTTTGACGCCGTTTTCCACGTACTGTCCGGAATACACGACGATGGCCACATCGCCATACATTCCCTTATAAGACACCGCTTTGCCCAGGTCTTTTACCGCTGTCTCCAGCTCGGAATGAGAGCCGCGACGGGTATCCAGCTTATCCCTGACGGCTTTGAAGGAACGGAACAGCGCCCAGCCTTTCGGATCAAACACGATGATATTCACCACGCCGCTGGCGTTCAGCGCGTAGGCTTCGATATCGTCGGTCGGGTCATACGTGGACTTGTCACGCTTGCTCCACTCCGTGCCACCGGACTGTGTGATGTTGTTTGCCGCACTGCGGCCCATATCCACCTCAACCGGATCAAAGGCTTCACCGGTCATGGTGTATTTGCCCTTAAGCACGGCAGAAACTGCCTGCATCTCTTCGACCTGGGCAATGGCCAGCTCTTCGTCACGCATGTTCTGCATGATGATGCGACGGCGGCGGTAAGCCGGGTCCGCCAGATTCTGCGGATCTTCATCCGGCAGGCGACGCAGGGTCATCTGCGGATTCACCTCATGCTTCGGCTTGACATATCCCGGCGTAAATTCAGAGGTGGAGCCGCCACGGGAACGGATAACCTCACCGGAAACAATCGGCGAAACGTACAGCGCCATGTTTACCAGTCCCGGAATTTGTGAGAGATAGACTTTCTCCGTGGTGAAGGGATAGCTCTCACGGAAAAAGAGACGCAGAAACAGCGGATCAAACTTAAATTTCTGCTCATTTGCCGCCAGCAGCTGGGCGGTTGTGTACATCGACATAAAAAAATCCCGTAAAAAAAAGCCGCACAGGCGACCTTTAGTGATGAAGGGTAAGGTTAAACGATGCTGATTGCCGTTCCGGCAAACGCGGTCCGTTTTTTCGTCTCGTCGCTGGCAGCCTCCGGCCAGAGCACATCCTCATAACGGA